CACGATGCCTTAGCTGCAGGTTTAACTACATCACTGTAAGAACCATAGGCTGTTAAAAGAAAAACGATAGGGACTAAGATATTAAATAACAACATGATTAACTCCTTTTATTGTTGTTGTAATAGTAACACAGTATTTAAACTATGTCTAGTAATTCTGCTTCTTGATATGGTATGTGAAAGAAGTATTCATAACGTCTAGCGTTAGCTAACCATATTTCTTTTGCACATTCTTTGGTAAGTTGCAAATCTTTTATTCTCCAGGCTTTCTCGCAATCATTACGTATAATATAAAAGTTGCAAAAAGTCTTAACATCCTGCAATTGTTTATACTTATTAATAAGTTTATACTTACGGTATGGTATACGTATTTCTGTCCAACTAGGGTTCCAATCACCTGTCCACTGGTTCTTCATTTCTACTTCACTATAATATCTATCACCATTCTTATCACTCTTTATATCGAAAGAGTAGTCTTCCTGTGTATCAAGAATGGTGTGTCCATTACTTTCTAGGTATTTTGTTATAACTGTCTTAGCCTTATTATCATTTTCTTTATAAGACTGAGGTTGAAACTTTCTATAGTATGATCCTTTAATTTGTTCTAACATTATGTTTCTCCTTTATGCTCCTATATCTACTACTTCACAAACGTCACCAGAGCAAGCCATAGTTTGCATAGCAACTGTATTGTCTTCTTGTTCATACTCACTAAGCTTAGACCAGTCAATACTCTTTGGCATTATAGCTGATAGTTTTTTGTAGTCATCCTTAGTGCAATCCTGATAGGGTGCTTGCTGATAAGTATGATCAGAGTGTGGCAAAAAAGACACACCACTCATTTCATCAAAGTGTTTATAAACAAATGCACCTACTTCCATCCATTCATCAGCACGAACTGTCACTGTTACAGAGGGTTTATGCTCACACCAGTGTCTTTGGTAAGTTAGCCACATCTCCAATTGTTCAATGGCTGACATGTCGTTACGAGTTACAGCTTTATTGGGTGACTTCTGTGGGAAGCTAAACACTGTAGTAGTATCAGGCTTCATCACACAAGGTGTATTAGGTATGCGCTGATCCTTCATCATTTGTGTTAGTGGATCTTTGTTGTCACCACGTACAGTCCTGATATAATGCAGTGCATGTCTAGCGTGTATACCTGATGCGGAGTCAACTAATTGTGATACTGTACCGCTAGGTTTTACACAGGTAATTGCTGCTGATTGTGGAATGCCAAGACGGTCAGCCCAATCACCATTAGTATGAACAGCAGTTTCTCGTAAATGTTCAAGGGTCTTCTCCAATCCTTTGTTTGCTGATGTCATAAGAGGGTTATCCATTATACCTGTAAGACTTACACCTAAGAGTCTTTCTTCTTCTGTGTTGGTTGTCCAGATTTTTCTGAGGTATGGGAACTTTGTGTACGTGCTTTGGATTGTCCCAAGTATTGTGGCGAGTTTGACTTTTCTAGCCAGGTCATCCACCGTGTCCGTGGCTCGTACCACAACTTCTGTAAGATTGCAGAACTGGTATGGGCGTAAGATAATCTCACTACAAGGATTAGTTCCGAACTCAAAGTTAGGATCACGTCTGCCAAACTTCGCAGCTTGTTTCTTAGATGCTTCACGGTTGAATACTCCTCTTTCACCTGATTTGCTTTCTACTAGAGACAGCCATTCACGCATGAATGTTTCTGAGTCAGGCTTCTCTGTATAAGATACACTGTTGTTAGATAAGGCACGATGCCCTGCACTATCGTACCACTGACCTGACTTAGCGTATCGCATACGATCATCACTAAGGTTAGACAAGCTAATCATAGCACTACGTCTAACGCCACCGACAACAACTATCTGACCAATGAAACACATTAGGTCATGACACTCTAAGCTAGATAGCCTACGTCCTTGAGCATCCTTGAATGTCTTAACTGCAAAGTTGAATAGGTCAATCAAAGGAGCAGGACCAGAGGCTCTACCACCGAATGTTTTTAGTCTTGCACCTGCAGGGCGTACTCTGGTAACATCCCACTTAGGAATCTCACCTGCCCATAAGAGAGCTAACACTTGTCTGAACGCCTTAGCCCACCCTTCCTTGCTGTCCTTTACCACAACGGTAGTATCACTTTGGAACAGTTCAGGTATTTCGGGAAGCTTGCTAATGAATTGTCTCTCAACGCTGAAGCCGACACCAGTACCACAGAGGAGGATGTACATAGCCTCATCGAAGGACTTTGGATCATCTACGGGTAGATAGCTACAGTTATACCCTGCAGTATTATCTCTCTCAAGTGCTGCACCTGCAGTCATCATAGCTCTCATGCTAGGCATGATCTCTAAGTTAAGTATAGCAAACATTATTTCATCTTTAGTATCTGCATCTACTTTATTACCTACAACATTTTCTATGTAACGCTCTACTGTCTCAGACCAAGACTCTCTGCCTTTGCCATCAATGTATTTAGCGTAACGTGACTTATGTATAAATGCTTGGTAGTCTGTTGGTAAATAGTTATTCATATTTTTTAACCTCTATATTTCTAATTACTGCACCATCAATATCATAAATAATATTTTGGAATAACTCAGTAACTGCCTCCTCGTGCATGTCTGCTACTATAGGTAGTATGTGTTCTTCCTCGTCTATCTCTATTGTTAGTTTAATGTTGAACTTCATCTCTTATCGCCACTGCCTTTAATGGTTCCTCTTTCCATACGACTGTAAAGTTTATCTAAGTTACACCTGGCTATATAGCCCATGTCAAAGTTTAAGTCACGACACAAGGCTGAGATGTACCACAGGCAGTCACCTATTTCTGCAGCTACATCTTCTCTGTCAAACTTCCCATCCCTTAACATCTTCTTTACTTTGTTAGCTACTTCACCTGCTTCACCTGCGAGTCCTAACGCAGGGTAAACTATCTTGTGTTCTTCAGGATAGATAGCAGTCTTTCTTGCTTCCATCTGATAGTCACCAAATGTCATTTCATACATGTCTTTCCATGCATTTATATCTTCTGCTGTTATCATTTGTGCATCTCCTTGTAACGCTTCTTTAACCTGCTGAGATACCATTCAGCTTTTTCAAGATCTTCTAAGCCATTCTTGTACTCATGTCTCCACAAATACTTAAGTACGTTAGAAGCATGTGGTGATGTAGCTCCTGACATGTTCTCTGTCATTGCTTCTATAGCTTCGATACATTCTATACCGCTATGATTGTAGTGTACTGGATTGTTTACTTGATCGTGATTAAAAGTTGTATCTCCAGTTAATGTTATTGTAGGTTTCATTCATGCACTTCCTTTTGTCTTTGACCATTTGTTAAGTGTATACACATTACCTTCTTTAATTACAACAGAATTTTCTTCTTCATCTTCTTCATCCAATGTCATTAAATGATTTCTGTGATCCCTTACTAATTCATATATGTCAGGATGTTCCTCTGCTATATCTAAGAATGCTGACATCATAGTTGCTACATCTACTATACCATCAATGATAGGATCAGGTAAGTTATGTTCAGGTGATATTGCTATTGATACATTTGTTTCACCTTCCCAACTACCATCTTCTTTGTAATCCACTGGACTTATAACTATTGCTATCTCATCATTATCTAAGCTATGACCCATCAGTCTTTCCTTTTTGTTTTTAACTCTATCTTCTTAGCTGTAATCTCTTTACCTTTTTCCTTTAACCACTCTTCAGGTATAATACGATTAGCCCACTGAAACTCATGTTGATCACACCAATTAAAATACCTAGACTTTGCACCCTTGTACAACTTAGCTTTTGCATTACTAAAGACAAACCGTATGTCTAACTCAGGATGCTGTCTCTGTATCTCACGATGCTTACGTCTATCGTCACTATCAAAGATACCCTTTGTCTCAATGATAATACCGTTGTCTAACACGAAGTCTGGTGTGTAGGTACGGTAGCGTAAATCCTCCCACTCTACTTTCAGTACTTCGTATCTGACTTTCTTCTGTGTCTTGCGTAAGTACGCAGCAACTTCTTTCTCCAAGCCGCTGCGATACCTACCTTTAATGTGCTTCCGCATACTCAGGACTCAACAGTACGTAGTCTACTACTGGAGGGTTCTGTGCCTTAGACATAACAGCAGTACGAGTTTGTAGATTAGGCCAACACTTATGTTTGAATGAACAGAAGCCACACTCAGAGCCAAGCTTTAGATTACCAGTTTGCTTACGAAAATGTGTCTCAGGTATAGCCTCAAAGCAACGCTTGAAAGGTTTATCTTCATTGATGTATCCTACTGTGTCTTCGATGTTTTCTATTACTGCATCCTTATCTACAGAGCTTGCATCAACATATTTAAACTCACCGTTTGCTTTGTTGACTACCCACCAACCACCAACATCTAAACCTGCAGCTTCGGCATACCCTACTAGTTGTGACACATAACCAAAGCTATCACTGTTAGCTAGTGTTTCAAAAGTATTGAACTTGTTCTTGTATGACCAAGGCGATGCTGACTTAACGTCATCTACCTTACCATCAAGTACCATGTCGTACTCACCCCTTATCTCTGTGCCATCCTTTAGTTTAAGGGTGACACTATCGTTGTCTTTGAAGTCTACCTCAGCAGCACGAAGAAGCCCTTTGAACACTGCTTCCACAATATCCCCTATGATCATGTTAACCAAGAAGTGTGGAGGTAATGGTGTCTTATCTTCAGGGTCATTCTTATCAAACCATAGTTGACAAGTAGGACGCCCAATGTTGGACATCCTTAATCTAAACTTGTCACGAGGCCCACCACTGAACTGCTTCTTTAGCGCAGCCTCAACATCAGAAGCAACTTGCTTACGTATGTCTTCAGCCATATCTGTCTCACCCTTGACAGCTTTGCCAAGGTATTGAAAGACAGCTAGTTCAGCAGGGTGATTCATTAGTCTGCCTCTTCTACGTTAACAAACTCTGCTACGATTGCAGCATCATCATCAGAGATAGTGTCCTTGTTCTTCTCAGCCCACTCATTTAAGATGTATTCGTTTTGAGTAGTGATGTACGCTAAGAAGTTATGTAGGGTTTCCTGATCCTCTGGTTTTAACTCTACCTTATCACCTGTATCTAAAGTTATGACAGCAAAGTTATTACCTGTTTTAGAATCTACTATATTAGCACCTAGTTTAAGCATACATTGTATAGGCAGGATGTTCTTACGTCCCAATGCATTTACTGCAAAGTCCAATGTCTTGATGCTTGAAGGTGGTACTTCAAAAGAAAAAGGCATATCAGTTATATCATCTACTGGGTTACCTGATTCATCAGTGACACCTGTTGAGGTAAGTTCACCAAAGAGAATCTTCTTACGCTTGATACTACGAATAAGATCCTTTGTCTTCTCAGGTACGCTATCCCAATCTTCGATGTAGCCTGATGGCCTACCAAGATTAAATGTACCAACGTTATCTTTAAGGTCACCCTTGAGATCGTTAGCCATGACTGTCTTCATCATCATCTCTTCTTTTGCATCCCACTTAGACCACTGCTGTCTGATTGCAAAGATACGTACAGTAGGACTAGTTGCGTAGACAACATCATCCTCACCTCTTGTAATCTTGTATGATCCTGAAGATACCACCTCAGTCTTGATAGACTTACCGTTCACTTCAATCTCACCCATGATACCTGAGTGCATTAAGTTTACTCTAGGTAAAGCAGCAGTCTTTCTTTCGCCACCACTTTGAGGGGTTACACCTATTGCCTCTGCAAGAGACATACCTAAATCGTTCTGTATCGCTAGTTCTGTATTCATGTTTTGCTTACTTTCTTTTAAAGTTAAAGATGATTAGTTATACTCTAAACGTCCACTGTGTCAAGCCAATTCTTTCCTATCTTAGCTTCTAATAATAGTGGTACATTCATTTCTACATCGTATGCGTCTTTTATGACACAGTTTAGATTAGTGTTGATAGTCTCTACTACACCCAAAACTTCTGTTACTTCGTCAGGGTGTACATCTATCACCATAGAGTCGTGAACTGTGTTGACTAAGCATGACTGTAGAGGCTTAAGCAATTGTTCAAACTCTAGTAGTACTACAGGAACGATGTCACCTGTAGCAAATCCTTGAACAGGGTAGTTCTTTATCATAGTAAAGTGTGATACGTTACCATTACTCCTACGAGTAACATCAGGAAACGCATACTGTCTACCACTTACATTAGTTATCTTGAGAAACCTCATGGCTTCATCGCCTAACTTCTTGTGCCACTTAGTTACACCTGTGTACTTCTCATTAAAGTGTTTGTAATAGGCGGCTACAGCCTTTGATCTACCATACCCTGTAGCCCCGAAGAGTGGGGCGAATGTATGTTCTTTCGCTGCTTGCCTGGCTGTAGGCTGCCCTGCATCACTGATAACCTTAGCAGTGTAGGAGTGCACATCAAACCCTGTATCTATCTCCTGCATGGCTGTGCTGTCCTGTGAGAGGAATGCAGCAACTCTGAACTCCAATTGAGCAAAGTCACATTCCATTATCTGTCCACCCTCCCATCGTGATATGAACACACGCTTCACTGGGAATGTTCCTCCTCTTGGCATGTTTTGCATGTTGGGATTGCGTCCAGAAAATCTACCTGTACTGGTAATACTTTGGGTAAGGTTAACGTGTAGGAATCCGTTTGGTTTGGTATATATGTCGATACCATCCACGAAGCTGCTAAGGTAACTGCTAATAGCAGACAGACGCTTAAGGTCAGTAAGGAAATCAAGAGCAGACTCCATACCGTTGCTTGTAGCGGTAGCCATAAGACTTTCAAGGTTGCCCTTACTAGTACTGAAACCATTTGCACTTATCCATTTCTTACTTGGTGCAGAGAAACATAAACCTGCAACCTCTTTAGTTTTAGTTAGTAGATAACCTCTACTGTCACACGGCTTACATTTAGTTGGTAGCTTGTAAAGTGTACCATCCTTACGCAGCTTGTGTACTAAGCCACGCCCATTACATTCAGGGCAAGTACTAGCTTTAGTCTTTCTAATGATAGAACTGTTTGCTTCTATTGCTTCTCTAAATTCTTGCTGTGTCTCAGTGTAGTCAAACAAGTCAGCCCATTCTTTCTTGTTGTTCACACGTCTGCTAAAGATAACTTGAGAGGCTTGTTCAGGACTGTTAAGATTAATAGGTGTATCACCCATAAGGTCACGAGTCTTACGTTGTAACCTATCTTCTATTTCAGTTTTCTCTTTCTCAAACTCTAGTCGGACTTCTTGAAGGGCATCTCTGTCCACACGGATTCCTGACATATACATTCGGGTGAGGGCTTTACAGGTACGGAAGGTAATGTCTCTAACTTTATGTAAGGACTCTGAGTCTGGTTGGGAGTAGTCTTGTTCCAAGGCAAGGAACAACTCACGAGTAATGTCGAGGTCACTCCTAAGATAAAAAAGAAGCTCTTGTAAAGGTATCTCATTGGTGTTGTATCCTTTCTTGTAATACTCTTTGAGAGTGTCTTGCTTCTGATAGTTTAACTGCCTACGTTCAGCGCAAGCTTCAAGGCTTATAGGTTCTTTCTGCCCACGTTGTAGCAGGTACTCAGCTAACATCGTGTCATAGATGTCACCATCATACTTGAAGCCTGATTCCCACAGCCACATCAAGTCATGCTGTGCATTGTGCATGATCAAGAGCGTTGTGTTATCTAGTACAGTCTGAATGTTCTTAGCTTTTGTACCACCTACGTCTTGTGTTTCCTTATGATTAAGTGTGAACAAATGTGTCTCATCAATGTTGTCTACGTTCTGCACACCTACTTGCACAAGCTCAAGTCCAGGCTCAAACGGATCAAGGATGTTCTTCTTCTCTCGTTTGGTTATAGTATTCTCTACGTCAAGTATAAGTCTCATGCTAAGTACTGACTCCTGTCTCCGTCTAACTCACAGTGAATAGTACCATGCCACCCACCCTTGAGTTTGTTCTTGGCTATACAAAGATGCCGTTGGTTACTTTCATCTTCGTCTTGTCCCTCTACTACTTTGTTCTTTGATATAAGAATCATCAAGTCAGCTTCCGCTGCTTTACCAGTACGGCTACCCTCAAGCATAGATTGATCAGGATGTACCAAACCTTCTGCTGCTGCACTCAACTGTGACATCCATATGATTGCACAATTATGTTCCTTAGATATGTTACGTGCATGTATGGCTGCTTCCTTAAGATAAATGTCTGACTTGTCACTTGTCTTTGATGCAAACTTGTCACCCATGTCAAGCACTACGATGTCAGGTTGATAAGCTTTTATGATAGCCTCTACCCATGCCATGTCTTTACCTGTACTGTCTTTGACGAATACATTCTTCTCTATTGGATCGTAACGTAATGCAGCCACAGCCATGTTAGTCTTGACTTCATCCATGCTCATACTTGTAGCGGCACTGAGGTATCTTGCACCTACACGTTCATAACTTTCTTCATTGCACAGCACCATACACTTAGCACCCTGTGAAGCAAAGCCATCAGGTGCAGCTATTGTACTAGCGTGAAAGCTAGTCTTACCTGTGTTAGGTCTAGCACCTACAACAACCAAGTGTCCTGCGCTGATGCCTTCTGTCTTACGTCTAAGGGTAGGTATGTTCCACTTCCATTGGGACTGTATATCGTTAGCTTTGAGTAATGTATCAATGCTTGTATCATCCCACTCCACCTTAAGGTTAGGTAGGAAATCATCTTGATAGTTACTCAGTATGCTACGCAAAGGTTCTAAGCTAGACTGTGATCCATTAACGTAGTCAAAGCCAAGGTTAGCAATCTCTTCACCTACCACCTGCTGAAAGAGCTTAGATAAAATATCATCAGCTATCTCTGTAGACAGGGGCTTTTCTCGTGCAACCTTTTGAAACAACTCACTAAACACTAGCTTGTTAGCTGTAGTCATACTGGTATTGTTAACGAAGAACAGAGACTCTAACTCTGTAGGCGTAATGTTCTTACCGTATGTACCCATAGCGTAGTCAAGAGTCTGCTTGATCTTACGTGCATCCTTACTGAATATCTTATCAGGACAACGTATACCCTTGTGGTTATCGTAGAACTCTTTGTCCAACATAGTGCGGATCAATGCTAGTTCCATCATGTGTATCTCCTCTCTCAATCAAAACTTGTTTACTTGTTGTAGACTTTAGCTAACTCTTCATCGAAAGCTTTGTCTGATGCGTACCTCTTACATGCCTCTAACACTTCATCTACTGTCAAGTCAACGTAGACTTTACCTAATGGTACACGTTGATCAATTATTGCTGTCTTAGACATAACTCTTCCTATACTTTTGAGGAAAACCTTCTTTGTTCCATCCTTTACTAACTTGTTCTGCTGCCCATGAGTAGTTTACATTCCAGTGTCTCGCTGCATCAGCTATACTCTTAAAGTCTTTGCCATGTAAACGACAGGCTCTACCATTCTGCTGCTGTGTTGGCTTTACCTTGATACGGATATGGCATGGTACATTCTTTGGTTGCATTACTTGTCTCCTATGTTCTTGGGTGCGTATACTGCACCGTTGTACTGGCTACCTGTTTTGTTATCTACTCCAAAGTTAAAGTACGCTAGTACTACTAGCATTGCCATTATCCAGTAGAATGTAACCTTTACCCACTTGATAAATGCTTCGTATGTTAGCCTTGCTTCTAACTCTGCTTCTTCACTTGGTGTCATTAAACTATCTCCTCTAGTTTTTTAATGTCTGCTTCTACTTTATATTTAATATCATCATAGAGTCTTAACGCTATAGTCTCTAACCCTGTGTAAGCCTCTATCTCTCTCTTGTATTCTAGTGTTTTATATGCAGCGTCAGGGTCTAATGCTACTATAACTTTGTAGAAATTATCTAAGTGTTGCATATTAGATACACTGAATGATGTACCTAGTATAGCCAAGCCTGTTAATCCAGGGAATAGTTTAGCTGCTACAGTCGCACTGATAACATCTTCTACTATCATTACGACACCACTAGGCTTACCTACGACACGAGTGAATACAGTAGGTGTTCTATCATAACGCCTCCACTTAACTTGCCCTGTGTAAGATGTGCATCTACCGATAGCCCCAACTAATTTACCTCTGTCATAGATAGGAAACACTACACGTCCATCCATTACATCGTGCATCAAGTCCTCACCATATAAGCCCCACCTACCTACAAACCTTTCGTGTTCCTTGTGTTCAGCAGTGGGTGTAACTACATACTCAGGCCAAGTGAATGTCTCATGCTCCGACTCAGTTTCATCTTGAGGGTTCAACCTACGCTGTATCTCATACGCAGTCATACCTGATGACACAACACCTTTGGTGTTACAGTCAAGCTTGTAACAATTGTAAATCAATGCACCACCATCTCGTGTAGCAGTGAATGTGTTCTTACCTTTGCACTTAGGGCAGTCACCTCTGTGTCTGTATTCTTCTTTTAAATCAAGCGACTCCAAGTAGTTCTTAATGTTGATCATCTTTGCTCCTCCGTTTGCTTAGTGCATTACTTGCACCACTAAATGTGTTGACTAGGTATGGCTTGACTGACTCAGGGTTTACATGCCCTGTTACCTGCATCAACTCAAGAGTTTCAACACCTGCCTCTACCATCTCAGTGATTGCAGTTCTGCGTAGATCCATAGCTGTTAGTTTCTTTGGTAGTCCTGCAGCTTCCTTGACTTCGTTGATTGCATCATCAATGTGATCAATTGCGTAAGGCACATATGCCCCTGCCACTGGTGTAGTCTTAGGTGCTACGTAGTTCTGGAATCCAAAGTCCTGACTCTGTTGTCTAAGCATAGATAGTAGGTCATCAGGTATCGGTAGGTGCACATCAGCACCACGTTTACTTTGTGTTAAATCAAGACGCTTTGCGCTGAAGTTAATGTTATCCCAAGTCAAGGTACGCATATCTCCGACACGTTGTGCCCACTCGTATGACATATGTACAATCAACCCAATGCTACGCCACTTGAAGTTACCATATGCCATATCAAGAAATTGCATAACCTGGTCACGAGTCCACTTAACCTTGCGTGGCTTAGTGCTCTTCGTCTTGATCAAACGTACTGGGTCATTATCCATTACGTCTAACCTCAAGCTGTACTTCCATGCAGTAGACAGGATAGCCTTACGATAGTTAGCAGTACGTACACCTGACACAAGCCATTTCTCGTAGGCTAGGTTAGTGTGTCTAGCTTTGATGCTACGCACTGTGTAGTTACCTAAGAGCCTACCCTCTACGTTAGTCTTTAGTATTACATCCAAGTGTGTCTCGTAATCTTTCTGTGACTTAGCACTCAAGCTACGAAAGTTATTGCTGTGTAGATAGAAGTCTACAATAGCTGATAGCTTCGATGTATGCTTAGGTATGTCTACCACTTTCTCCTCACTTTCCAATAAACCCAACACTCTACACAATGACCTTTGCCTATAAGCATGTCAATGAAATAAACTACGTTAGGCTTTCCCTCTTTCTGCCACTGGTGATTCCTTGCGCTGAACGTCTGATTGTTTTGTCCTCCTAGTATCACGTTTATCAGGACGCTCAGTGCTGTCAGTATTCTCTTTAGATAGATTCCCAAGACTGTCTGTAATGTCATCGTGGGGATCGTCTTTCTCATGTACCTCATCATCATCGTGTGTCATCTTCTTCTGTTCCTTCCATCGTCTTCACCTTTATATGTGTCATACACAAACCAGACAAATGCGAGTAGGTATATTACTATTATTAGTATAGGTATCTTATACATTAGAACAATGGCTCTCTACACGTTAATATACTGATGGGTATTCATAACGTATTCAACACCCATTTCGTAGTCAGGACTTGAAGAGTATAGCTCCGCTAATGCATCCACTGTAGCTCTTACGTTAGTGTAGAACTGACCTGATGTATCCTGGTAGTCCTCAAAGTCATTGTTCACAGGTATGGCTGTGAGTACTTCTTTCCAGTGTTTCCATCTGTGATCCTCTGGCTTATCATCTGGGTTCAGACACTTACGATGTCTCTCGTATACGAATATAACTGCATCGTTATAGTCACCTACTTTTACTTTATATGTTTTATCCTCTAACATTTTACTTCCTCCTGTTTTTTACAAAGTTCTCTACTATTCTTTTGTTTGTGCATATGACAAGCACATATCCATCCTTGTCATACGCTACCCATTTCTTCTTGCGCTGCATGATAACTACTCTACTTGTAGCTCTAGACATGCTAGTGTCTCACTCTTGTTTGATACTAACACAGCCGCTTGGCTCATAGCTGCAACGCATTCTTCTTTACTATCAAATGTATCAACGTGAAAGTATTTCACTGTCTGTGATGTGATTAGTAACTGCATCCATATCAGTGCCCAAACCATAATGTTATCTCCTTTTCCTTATCGTTACTAGTATAGGGGTTATCCGTTACGCTGCTGCCTCAGATGATCGCCATACATAACGTGTGTAGCGTTGACCTGTCACTGGGTGTCTACTCTTCACACCATCAATGTTGTACCCTAGCTTACGTAGCTCACTGATACGTGCAGTGAATGACTGTATGCTGTAGTCAAGCAATGCTTCACGTTGTGTCAAACCTTTGGTTGCTTTAAGGTGCTTAAGTATCTTTGTGTATTGTGTAGTCTTAGCCATTGTTCATGTCTCCTTTATAGATTTAAATATATCTCGCAGTGTTTGCGTAGACTCTGGTGGTATGCTCAGTGTCTCTCCTGTAGCATCTTGTGTAAGTACGAGTCGGTCATTGTTGTACAACGTAGCTTCCCATCCGTACCCTAAACTTTCTTTAACTGTTACCTTGGTGTAGCCATCGTTTGCTAGTTCTACACCTTGTGATGTCTTGTATTTCATTAGCCTAACTCCTTTTAGGTATCTTGATATAGTCTCTAGTTTCAATGTGTTTGAATGATAGATACTTATAACCATCCCGTTCATCTGTCATTGTACCCATGTACATGTAGTCACCTAGTAGAGCCATATGTGCTTCATCAAAAGCTTCTCTTGCTTCTACTTCTAACTTCCCTTCAATACTCATTGTTGTGTCTCCTTCTGTTTGTCTGCAATGTCTTGCACTCTATCCATGAGTATAGCTAATGCCACAGTCATATCATCTATGGAAGCCTTTTGTGCACACTCTCTAATAGTTTCCCATGCGTGTGCTTTTTGTGTCACACGTCCAGGATTAGGCTTGTCTTGTATTACTTCCTTAGCTGCAACGTCTATAGCACCAGTGAATGTGTTCAGCCACTTGAGTAGGTTGGGCTTATCCACAGGTACATCTACCATTGATGCATCTATCTTCTTAGCCTCAGCCTGAGTGCCTACCCATTCGCCTTGCTTGTTCATGTATAGTCTCATTGTTTATCCTCCTTAGTGTTGTGCATAACGCATCTGCTCTTCTTCAATTAACATC